GGGGATGTTGAATTAGCACGCTTTCCAAATGTAGTTCAGTTAATGGCAGACCATGTGGATAACGCTGGTGATGTTTATTACGAACTTACTAAGGATCGCACTAAGATGGCTATGCTTGAACAGCTAGCTTTAATGTCTCCCAAAGACGCAATTGTACAAGCGCGCAGATTATCTCAATCAATAAAAGATAATGAAGCGGCAAGTAAAATTCGTACTCCAAATGAACCTCTCTCTCAATTGCGACCTTCTAACACCGGAACGGATAATGGTGCTATGTCGGTCAAAGACTATAGGAAAAAGTATAAGGTGTAAAAAACCTTAGACCAAGGAATACATAGTACAGCTTTATCCGAACTATTTAATGGACTTAATAGTTAGGAGCAATTCACATGGCAGTGTTTCCGAATAATATTTTACAAACGGTACAAACTTATCAACGCTCATCTCTTGGTTTGTTACTTAACTTGTGTGCGCATATTTCCACAGCAAACACAAAGTTTAAAGATTTTGACAAGATTCAAGCGAACCTTGGATCAACAGTTACATTCGATTTACCACCACGTTTCACAACGGCGGCTGGATTAGTTGCATCGTTTGAACCAGCAGTTCAACGTGTATTGCAACTCGTTGCAGATCAAGCAAATAACACAAGCTTTGCAGTTACATCACAACAAAGAATCTTCAATCTTGAAAAAGGTGAAGAAGATTACATGCGCGTGTTTGGAAAATCAGCTATTGCAGAACTTGCAAATTTAGTTGAGTCAAACATCGCATTAAACTGGGCATCAGCTGTTGTTAGCCAATTAGATGGCACAATGAATACATTCTCAGGCCCTTATCGTTTCTTTGGCGATGGATCAACTGCTTTAACTTCTTATCAACAATTAGCGCAAGCTGTGATGTTGTTTAAGAACTATGGTGCAGTTGCTGAAGGCATGAAGATTTACTTGCCTGACACCGTTGTTCCCGCTGTTGTTGGTAATGGATTAAATCAATTCGTTCCACAACGTAACGATGACATTGCAATGTCTTGGGAAATTGGTGATTTTGGTACACCTCGTGTGAACTACTATCAATCCAACTTAATGCCAATTCACGTATCTGGTAACACAGGTGTGAATGCTCAGACATTAACAGTGATTAGCACAAACGATCCAACAGGACAAAATGTCACATCAATTACATTAAGCGGTGCATCAGCATCAGATGCTAATGCAGTATTTGCTGGTGATATGTTCCAATTCCAAGATGGTGTTTCTGGCCAACCAAACATGCGTTATTTAACCTTTATTGGTCATAGCCCATCTGCAAACCCTGTGCAAGTTCGTGCAATTGCTAATGCTGCTTCTAATGCAAGTGGCAATGTTACAATTAGTTTTACTCCTGCATTGAATTGGGCTGGTGGTGCAAATCAAAACCTCAATAATCCAATTGCAGCTGGCATGAAATTGTTAACTTTCCCATCCCATCGTTGCGGTGGCATTTTGGGCGGCGAAGCATTATTCATGGCTATGCCACAATTACCAGAACAAAGTCCATTTGATACAGCGAATGAATACGATCCAGAAACGGGTGCATCATTACGCTTAACTTATGGTTCGCTGTTCGGACAAAACCAAACCGGCATGATTTATGACGAAGTACATGGTTCAGTGATTGTTCCTGAATATTCCATGCGCTTCCTCATTCCATTGTCACAAGGTTAATAAATGACGGGGACTGAAACATGTCCCCATTCACTTAAAGGATTAAGAGGATACACACATGGCTAACCCACAAATTCAAAATGACGCGATCTATTCTTTGCCGCATTTATATCTACAAGGCTTAAGTATTTCGCCAGCATCAACAACATTACTTGCTGTCGCCCCAGGCGCTGCAAGAGACTCCAATAATATTTTAGATATGGTTGTTGGTTTGCAAAATTATGCAGGCATTGATAATCCAGCATTATTAAATTCCAATTATCAACCTGGCTTACTGATTAATTCTGCGATCAATGGTGTTAATGGATTAGATACCGGAACAATTGCAGCTAGCACACAATATGCTATTTATTTGATTGGCGATTCTCGTCTTTACAATAACACAGCAGCAGTGCTTAGCTTAACAAGCAATTATCCAGGCCCAATTATGCCAAGCGGATATGATTCCTATCGATTGATTGGATTCATTGAAACTGATAGTTCAAGCCATTTTGTTTATGCAACGCATAAGCCACAGAACATGGCAGGATTTTTGCAATATTATAACTCGCCTGCAATTTCTGTATTGTCTGGTGGTAATGCTACAAGCTTCACAGCAATTGATTTAACAGCAAGCAGTGCAGTTCCAACAACAACTTTGCCCAATGTAATTGTAGGTTTACTTGTAACATTCACACCTGCAGCAGCTGGTGATGTTGTTGAATTTAGACCAACAGGATCAAGTGCAACTGGCAATTTACCAACAATTGTTGGTGTATCTGCTGGTATTGCGCAATCGCAATATATCGTCATGATTGCTGGCGTTGGCTCATCTAAACCTGAAATTGATTATTTAGTTACATCAGGTTCTGATGCGGTTAGCGTATCAGTTGTATCATGGGGTGGTGTATCAAATAGCGCATATCCTGCGTTAGTGTAATGATAAGGACATACCATGGCCTATTTAGCTCAACAGCTTATTACGCGCGCATGGTATCTATCAGGAATTATCGCCCGTAACCTTCAAACACCTACGGGCGATCAAATTACTGATGGATTGATGTTGCTTAATGCATTATTAGATTTTAAACAAATTGAAACAGATTTAATCCCTTATTGGACTTACATTGAAGTACCATTAGTTGCCAATCAAGAATATTATTTTTTACCGTATGTTTCTGGTATTGAAAGTGCAACATTTAATATTGACCCTGTTCGTTATCCAATGGATTCTGTTACAAGACGTAATTATTATGGTTCTGCACGAGTAGATAACATTTCATCGTTACCATTTAGCTGGAATTACAATCGTGGTGAAGGCGGCGGTACGCTTGCCATGTATTTTTTACCAGAAAGTAATTATCCATTAAAATTAATGGTGAAGATGTTTTTAAATGATGTTTCATTAAACACAGATTTAACTAATGTTTTTTCATTAATAGGTGAAGGTTATATATCATCTGCAACAGTTACATCTAATGGATCAGGTTATACAACTGCACCAACTGTTACAATTTCAGCACCTTCTACCGGCGGAACTCAAGCGACAGCCGTTGCAACTATTTCAAATGGAAGTGTTAGCGGAATTATTATTACTAATATTGGTGGTGGTTATGCGACAGCGCCTACTATAACAATTACTGGTGGTGGTGGTGTCGGTGCAGCTGCACAAGCAAATATTGGTTCTTATACTTTTTTAACGGGTCAAAATGCAGGTTTTGATACGAGTTATATTGAGTATTTACGTTACGCTCTGGCGCAATACATGTGTTCTGAATATGGTATCCAATTTAATCCAGAATCAGCTGCTATTTTAAAGAAGTATGAACGTAAATTAATGTTTATGTCACCACCTGATTTGTCCATGATTAAGGTTAGCACTTTAATGGAAGGCACAGGATTAAATTATGGTGATGTCAATATTGGTAAGGGTTGGAGGCCGAACTAATGATTGTTCGCGGCCAGAATTTTAAAGAACAACCTATTAATGTTGTCGGCAGTTCTACCTTTGGCCGCTATCCTAAAATTTCACAAGAAAAAACTTATAACATGTTTATCAGTGATGACTGGTTAGTTAATTATTCTGGTTATCAAATGGAAATGATGAATAGTTTTTTTAAGCAAGGTAAACAAGGTCGTGGTATTCATACAAGTACCAAGTTTGGAAGAATGGTTGTAGTCATTGATAATACTGTTTATCTAGTTAATTTGTTTTTTGATATTGATTTAAAAATGTCTTTTGATAAATCAGCAGTTGCAATTGGAATATTACAAACATCTACTGGAGATGTTTTCATCACTGAAAATAATAGACCACAAATTGTAATATCAGATGGCGTGCAAATTTATTATTACGATCCAACCTTATCCCCACCATTTCAAATAGCT